AGGCAGCACGCTCGCGAGTCCAGAGCAAAGCTTCCCGCAGTAAATCTGACGCGTAGCGCTCGCCCAGAAGTCAGTACCGCAATAAGCGCACTGCTTCGGAATGCCCCAGTGGTCGATGCAGCAGAACCTGGAGCGTCGCCCTCGCCCGGGGTAGATGTACGCCTTACCGCAGCGAGCGCAGTTAGACTCGGTTTGCATCAGGGAGCCAGATCCTCCTTGGTGTGGCCGGCGGTTGTTGCAAGCAACCGTCGGCTTCATAGTACGGGGGGTCAGTTGAGATGCCGTTGAAGAAGGGGAAGAGTCAAGCGGTCATCAGTAGCAACATTCGACGCGAGATCAAGGCGGGGCGGCCGCGCGACCAGGCCATAGCTATGGCCATGCGGTCTGCTGGAAAGCCGAAGCCCAGGAAGTGACGCACGATCGTTTCCGCTGGTACCGCCGCAGGACCGTGCTGGCGCTATGGCACGCGTGGTTGGGATGCCGCAACTTTGAGCACCACCCGACGTGGAGATACGCATGACGATGAGTGACCGTGGGATCCATCCCGACCTGCTCGAAGAGGAACAAGCAGCGGCCGCGGAAGCGGCGCCTGTAGAGGAGGCTCCGCAGCGGACCCGCGGACCCCGCGGTTCGCGGCGGGCCACACCCGACCCCACTCCGGCGACTCAAGCGAGCGAAGCGCCGACCGGTGACGACAGCAGGGCCACCGACGGTGAGACGCCGCAAGCGTCGCCGGAGTGGTTCGCTCAGGTCGACGAGGTCAAGGACCCGGTCGAGAAATTCAAGCTGCTGGCCAAAAACCTGCCGCGCGACGTGCTCGAGAAGGACGAGACGCTCAGCGGTCTGATCGGCCACAAGGCGGACGCGTTACTCCGCAAGCGCGAGCAGGACGCCATCGAGCAGCAGAAGCGTCAGGCGGCGCAGGACAACGACCTGTACACGCTCGGCGAGCTCGAGCAGCGTCGTCTCCAGAGTGAAGCGCAAGCCGCGCAGCAGCAAGCGCAAGCTGCTGGTGGCACTTTCATGGACGGTGTCGTATTGTTCCAGCAATCTCTCGACCGATCCATTCAGGAGAAGGTCGGGGGACAGACATTCGGAGCAGGAAAATCTCACGCTGAGGGTGTCGCTGAATATCTCAAGTTCGTACACGACGAGTCAGTCAAGCTCGAGACCGAGCGCGAACGGCGCAACATCGAGTCTGCACTCCGCAAGTCGGTACTGAGCGAGGTTAGAGGCGACGAGCCAGTCCCCGAGCGCGAAAACGGAACCCCCGGTCGCGTCCGCGAAGTGACTGACGAACAGATCGCAGCGATGAGTCTGCGCGAGTACGACGCGTTGTTCGACGAGAACAACCAACCAAAACCGGGGGTGCAGCATCGGCCAACCAGGAGCATCCCCCTCACACGACATTAGGGGGTGTAGCTCATGGCTACCGGCGCCACAGAGTTTGTAGACAAGACCATCGCGGATGGCGTTTTCTCACCAGACATCTGGAGCAAAGCGGTCCTGCGCGCGACCGAGTCGAACCTGGTCATCGCCAAGAGCGTCAACCGCGAGTTCGAGTCGGACGCCACGGTCGGCAAGACCGTCAAGGTGGCCAGCATCGGCAACCTGGCCGCGCGGGCGAAGGCGGAAAACACCGCCATCACCTACGAGACGGCCGCCGAAACAGCGACGACAATCACCTTAAACATCTGGTCATACGCCGCCCTTGGCATCGAGGACATCGTCAAGGTCCAGTCGAGCATCGACCTGCAGAACGAGTACCAGCGCAAGCTCGGCTACGCGGTCGCCAAGGACATCGACACCAAGCTGGCCGCGGACTTCGCCGGCTTCAGCCAGGTGGTCGGCACGCTGGGCACCGCGGCCACCGACGCCAACGTGCTGGCCGCGATCAAGCTGCTCGACGACGCCGACGTGCCGCAGGACGACCGCTTCTTCGTCATGACGCCGGCGGAAAAGGTCAGCAAGCTGGCGTTGGACCGCTGGAGCAATGCGTTGTACGTCGGCACCAGCCAGCTGCCGGTCAAGAACGGCCAGTTGGGCGACATGTACGGGCTGAACTTGATGGTCACCACCAACCTGGTCAAGCCAGCCGGCGGTCAGGCCAACAATGCGATCTTTCATCGCGACGCGCTGGCGCTGGTTGTGCAGCGCACGCCGAAGACGCACGTGTTTTATGACATCGACGTGTTCGCCTGGAAGCTGGCGGTCGAGGTCATCTACGGCCACCAGGAAATGCGAGATAACTTCGGGATCCTTTTGAACGGAGCTTCGTAGGTATCCCGCATGACTGTCGAAACGGGCAACGCGTTCCTGGACAAGCTGCTCGAGCAGACCCCGCCGGTCGCGTCGCAGCCCAAGCGCGGCCAGAACTACAACTACCCGATGCGCCGCTACCTGAAGCCGGACGGCACGGTCGTCATGCTGCAGGGCGATCCGCAGAACCGCGCCTACTACCAGGACAAGGGTTTCCACATGCTGGCGCAGAATCCTGGGCGGGACGGCGGTCTGAGCGAAGAGCAGCAGTACCTGCAGCAGGAGTATCCGCGGCTGCTGAAGGAACAGCGCGAGAAGGCGGCGCTCATCAACGCCATTCGGCGCGCGGGCGAGCGGTATCGGGACATGCATCTCGAAGACACCTTCGACGAGTACTCCGTCGACGAGATTCGCGAGTACCTGCGTCAGATCAAGGACGAGACCGGCAAGGACATTCGGGTCATCCTGCCGAAGCGCGCCCAGGCGCGTGAAGACGCCCAGGAGGCACGCCTGCTGGCGGGTGTCGAGACGGCAGCGACGCAGTCGATCGAGGCGTTGCAGGCCAAGCTCGAGCGCGGCCAGGGCTACGATCCGATCGAGCAGGCGCGTCGTCGACCTGGACGGGTGCCTCAAGGAGGCGAGTGATGCCTGAAGAGCAGCAGCGCGACGTTGGACGCAACGACTACGCCCGCGGCCAGGAACGACCGGGTGAACGCGACCGCGACCTGCAGGCCAACGAGCGCGCGTTTCGGTTGGCGGTCGCCGAGATTCCCAACCCTGGGCCGCTCGAGCCGTTGACCGAGCTGCAGGCGTTCCACGCCGAGCAGACCGACCCGCCACCAGGGCCGTATCCCGACCCGCCGCTCGGCCCCTACCCCGATCCCGTCATCAAAGAGCGCCCGTCAGAGGAGCAGATTTATGGCAGCACACGATCGCGCCGAACGAGCGGAGCGCGAGGAGCAGGAACACCGTCACCTCGAGCAGGAACACCAGCGTCAGGAGCGCGAGGCGAGCGAGCCCGTGAGGAAGCCGGACGAGGACCTGGCGAAGGAGAGCGGCCAGACGGTGGTCGATCCGCGACCGACCGCGCCGGAGATCAAGCTCGGGGACGCTGAGTACACGTTTCCGCCCGCGGAGGCGTCTTCCGAAGAGGTCCTGCGGCTCGAGCCGAATCGCTATGAAGACGCGGTCAACGGCCCGGACGAGCAGATTTCGATGGTCGACTACACGACCTGGACGCGTCCCGACGGGGGCGGTGAGTTCCTGGCGCCGGTCGCCAACGACGAGACGTACGAGCGCAAGGGCTTCGTCCGCGGCGAAGTGAAGACCATCCCTGACCTGGTCGCGTATATGGCCGACCTGTCCAAGACCGACAAGCAGCGCGAGACGGCACAGCGTGCGCGTGAAGCGGTCGAGAAGCGCGACAAGCAGCGCCGCGAGGCGCGCAACGCGACCGACCGACCAGCTCCGCAGCCACCGCAGCAGCGGGGTGAGCACGCGGAGGCGTTCAAGGCGCCAGAGACGCAGCGTGCCAGTTAACGCTGGCACGATCGCTTCGCAGGTGGGGGCCAGTGGCGGACTGTGGACGCACACGCCCGTCGACTGGCGGGGCAACGAAGGACCGACCGCCAAGCCTGGCGGTTGGCCAACGGACGCCGCGCTCGAGGTGCCGCCCAACGGCACCGTGCCGTCTGCCCTGGGCGCGTATCCGGCCATCTCGGCGGTCTCGATCAGCGGCATCACGGCCACCGGTGCGACGGCCAACTGGACGGTGAGCGTAGCGTCGAACAGCTACGTCGAGTACGGCCTCACCACCGCCTACGGGTCGACCAGCACGGTCGACAGCGGCACCGGTGCGCGCACCAAGGCGCTGTCGGGTTTGACGACCGCCACGCTCTACAACTACCGCATCAATGCGTCCGCCAACGGGGTCACGACGTACTCCGCCAACGGCACGTTCACGACATCCTGAGAGGCCTATTTCCGTGAGCCATATGCCCGATCCCAACCCCCCAACTCCGCCGACGCCGCCTCCGCCACCCGAGCCAGACGACGAGGGCGATGAGATTCCCGAAGAGGAAACCGAGCCCGAGGCCGAGCCTGCCCGTGGCTGAGGACAGTACGCCCGACGTGATCGACGGGGCGCGCTTCCTGGGCATGAGCCAGAAAGAGGGTATGCGCGAGCTCGGCATCACGTCCGAAGCGGCCTACGAACGCGCCTACCGCGATATTGAGCAGGTCGTGAGCCGCAGGGATAACCGCGCCGCGCAGCACGGTCGCAGCATCTCGATCGTCGTCAAGCGCGCGGGGGTCAGGATCAACGATGCCTAGAGTCACCAAGGCGGTCAAGTACACGCCCGCGCGTGATGCCGCGGCCGACAAGCGGGCCAGGGTCAAGCCTGGTTCGGCGCGTGATACACGTCTGGATCGTAAACGCGGCATTCCGCCAGGCAAGGACAAGGGCTGATCTAGCCCATGACCGACACGCTCAGCATCGCTCAGGGGCGCCAGACCGACGGCACGTTGGAGCATGTTGGGCGTTTGATCGTCAGGCGGCGGCTCACGTCGGGTGTCCTGCTCACGGTGACATTGCCGGATGACATGCAGTCGGTGGTCGGCGGACCGACGCGAGCCGAGTTCGATGCCCTGGTCGCGCGCGTCGCGGCACTCGAAGCGAAGGTCATCCCCAATTCGATCGAAGACCTGACCTACGCCGGGTAGATAGGAGGGTAGATTCATCGCCAACGCACTGTTCAATCCGGGCCGCGAGGGATTTCTCTTGGGCGAGATTGATTGGGACACCGCAACGGTCAAGGTCGCGCTTGTGCGGTCCTACACCTTCAGCGCCGCGCACAAGTTCGTCTCCGACGTGACTGGCGGCGGGGGTGTGCTGCACGCCACCTCCGCGGCGCTCGCCTCCAAAACAGGCACGGGTGGCACCGCGGATGCCGCGGACATCACCTTTACGGCACCCAGCGCAAATGCTAGCGGCCACTCGCTGCTGTACTTCCAGTCTTCGGCAGTCGGCGGCGGCGCGGATGTCGCAGCCAGCGCGCAGCGACTGATTGCGTGGGTCGACACCGGTACTGGCTTGCCAGTCACGCCCAACGGCGCCGACATCTCCGTCGTCTTCAGCGGATCGGGCTTGTTCACCCTCTAAAGCCTCATGGCCGGCGTCAGCACCCCCACGTTCACCAAGCAAACCGGTACGGTCCTCACCAACCTGGGACCCGACGGCTTCACGTGGGCGCAGGCGCCGGCGGTCGCGGTCGACCCGTTTGGCAAACTGGTCGCGCAACTCAATGACAACAGCCAACAGGTCCACTTCATGTACTCCAACAACAATGGAGTCACATGGAGTACGCCGACCGGCAACATCGATGGTGGGTTTCTGGTCCGAGGTTCCATCACGTTCGATGCTGGTGGCGCCTGGGCGCATGTGTTGTGGAATGGGTACAACTCGACTGACGGGCTGATCTACCGGCGTTACGCGATCACCCGCGACGGGTCGAACAACATCACCACGATCAGCGCCGCGCGTGACTCGACCGTCAACTTGCAGCTCGACTTCCAGGTGGGCAGCGCCATCATGAACTACGAGTTGCCCGTGCTGCTCTGGATTCCTGAGGGCGGCGCGAATGGTTCGTTGGTCGCGTTCTGGCCCGCGCAGAACCTCCAGACCGGGCACATTGGCGGTGAGGTCCGCTGCGCGATGCGCACGCTCACTCTGACCAGTGCGGACGGGACCGCCGCCAATTGGGTAGCGCCAGGCGCTGCGGCAACTGATTCGATCAACAACCCACCGAACATCGGGTCGTACACCGCGGTGTCGCAGCTCGCATCAGCTGGGTTCGTACCCGGCATTGCTGCCAGGCGCAAGGCAGCCGGGACTAACACCAAGGATCTGTACGTCTGCTACATCGAGGGCACCACGATCGCGTCGACCGCGCTCAAGTTCCGTCGGTTGCGCTGGAACGCTGGAAGCAATAACTGGTCGACGGGCATTACAACCGCGACCACGCTCACACTGCTGCAGCGGGCCGGCGCTGATGCGCTTGGCTACAACCTGAAGTTCCAGTTGTTGACCGAGCCGCGCGAAGACACCGCACGCGACAAGATCTGGATCGGCGTGTGCACCTACAAGGACAACACCAATCGCGATACCTGGGGCTACGTCGGGGTCAACTGTGCGACCGACGCGGCCATTGCTCCCATCGATGTGTACTCGGCCGGCACGCATTCCGACCGCGTCGACAAGTTCATCGACGGTGATATCTCGGTCGATTCGACGACGGGCTGGGTGGCGGTTAGCTATCTCAACCTGACCGCCAAGAGCATCTTTATGGCGTGCTACGACACCGGCGGCACGCAGATCACCGCACCCTTCCTGGTCAGCAGTGGTGCGCCGTTCGACACGCCGACGCTCGTCAACGGACGACTGAATCAGAGTGGGACGGACGCGTTGGTGATCACCACGCGCGACTTCAACGCTGGCGCAGCCGTCGCGGATGGCGCAGCTCCGACGTACACGCCACCCTACAACGCGTGGATCGGGCGTGTGGTGTGGGACCCGCCACCGGGTGTCGCGCAGACCGTCAATCCAGGCACGATCGCCACGGGTGCCACGGTGTATGCGCCGACGGTCAGCGCGGCGCCGGTGGTTGGGCAGATCAGTCCGAACACTATCGTGTCGCTCGAGCAGGTGTACGGCCCGACCCTCCGTCTCCAGATGCTGGCCGGGGTCATTCCGGGCATCGTCCAGGTCTTCGCTCCGTCTATCGTGGTGCTCGTCAGTCCTCAGACCATCCAGCCGGCGACGATCGCCACCGCCGCGGAGATGTATGAGGTCGCGTTCGTCGGATTTGAGATTCCCGCGCTGCCCGCTATTGTTCCGGACGCAATGGCGTCCGCCGAGCGCGTGTATGCGCCGAGCGTGGCGTTCGTCCCGCGCGGGCGGGCGCCGGCGCTGCAGCGTGTGGTCTGGATGAGCCCGCCACCTTTGAGAGTAGGACCGTAAACCTATGCCCACCCTGGCGCAGTATCGCCGCGCGGTTGCGGTTGAGAGCGGTCCGTTTATCGGCCCTGAGTTGTACGACGTGCGGGCGACGAGCGGCTCAGACCTGACCAAATTGGTGTGCAGCAATTATCCGATCAAGTCGGGCATTGCTCAGAACGACCTGCTCACCGAACGCCCGTTGTACCGTCCAGACGCCGTCCAGGAGCACGACAAGCACCGCTACGTGATGACCTACGACCCGCCGACAGGCACCATCACGCCCGATCTGGAATGGGCGATGCCGCCGATTGCGCCGCCGGGTGGTTCGACGTATGACTACCTCGAACCGCATACCTACGCGGACCTTGAGCTCATGTTGTACGAGGACATGGAGGACCTGGGCCTGAGCGGCCAGGGCGAGCGTTTCGAGGTCCTGGGCCCGTTCGACGTGCCGACACTGCACCAGCTCATCAATGACGGCCTGAAACAGTGCTGGCTGGTTGTCGATGTGGCGTGCGTGGCGCAGCCCGGCATCACCCGTCACGACCTGGGCGACGTTGCGCCGTGGCTACAGGACCCTAACCACGTGCGTCAGGCCGGCATGTTGCCAGAGGGCCATTCGCCGTTCGAAGACGATCCGTTCGACAACCCAGTCTGGGGCATGGTCGAGCGCGACGGCGGGACGATGATTTTCAACACGACGACCAGGTCGTTCAACGTGGGCGACACGATCTACCTGCGCTGCTACAAGCGTGCGTACGACCACTGCCGCGCCACGGGCGGCACGTACGGCGAGCAGTCAGGGCTGGTTGCCGAAACGGACGAGGCGCCGATCGAACGCGACTGGCTGGCGAGCTCCGCGCTGACCGTCGGCTGGCGGCGCTTTGGGCATCTGCTCGAGCCGCAGGCCAACCAGCGTCTGATTCGCGACTCGACCTCTGCCGCGGCGTGGTTCGCCGACAGGAGTAGGCAACACTTCACCGCGGTCGCGCCAACGCTGACGTTCAAGCAGGTACGCCGCTTCGGGCCCGTTTTCAGATGAGCATCTACTCGGCGCGCCGCTCGCCATTCCCATACACGTTCAAGATTGGCACGGTCGGGCTACTGTTGGCGCCACCGGCGCCCAACAAGCCGCTGGTCACGTCCAGCAAGGTCGAGGACATCGACAAGATCGCCTCGCCCGATTTTGGCTACGCGGGTCAGAGTCCGATCAGCGACCGTGACGAACCGTACGAGTCGCTGGTGCTCGGTATGGGACTGCGGACGCAGGAGAAGTGGCAGGACTTCCGCTACGCGCACGCCATCGGGGTAGACCTGTCGGTCTGGCCGTGGTGTAAGGGCCCGGAGATCACGCTGCTGACGCCACCGTCGGTGGATGCGACGACAGGGGTGCGGACGTTTTTCGAGCTCGGCAGCTTCCTGTACTGCGCGCAGGGGCGCTACATCTTGCGGCGCGATAGTGATGCAACCTGGACGCAGGTCGCCGACTTCGGTGCTGGTGTCGCGGTGCTCAACCTGACCGTGTTCACCACCAACTTCGACGGCGTGCAGCGCGCCTTCGTGGCGCTGTCGACAGGCACCGCCAGGTACTCGAGCAACGGCACGACCTGGACGGCGATGGCGACGTTTGGCGCGCTGGCCTTTGCGACCATCGGCAGGGAATTCTGGTGGGCCGACGATACGAACCGCTTGAGAAAGTGCGACACCAACGCCGATCCGACCGTCGAGGCGAACTACACCAGCCTGATCTTCAGGGCCGGCGACAAGAGCTCGCCCGTGACGTCGCTGATGGTGACCGCCGCGGGCACGCTGGTCATCGCCAAGACCGACGGGCTGTACACGCTGGATCAGGCGGGCGACGACCATCGCCTGTTCCCGTTCCTGCAGTTCGCGCCCGACGTGAATAACGGCAAGGCGTGGGGCCAGTTCGAAAACGACCTGTACACCGCGTACGGCACGAATCTGTCGAAGGTCGACTCGGCGTTGACCATCGAAGAGGTGGGTCCCGAAAAGCTGGTCAGTAACGACTCACCGGTGCGCGGCAAGGTGACGGCGTTCGCCGGTATGGGGACGATGTTCGCCTACGCGGCGATCTTCAACCCTGACACGCTCACCGGCTATCTCGCCAAGTTCGGCGGATGGGTGTCGCAGACAACGGTAAGCGCCAACATCGTACGTTCGGCCCTGCACATCGATGCCGAACACGTCGACTCGTGGCACGGCTCGATCAGCGGCGCCTTTGCGAACCGCGCGATTCAGGCGCTGTTCGTCTCGAAGATCGGCGCTCCGACGGGGCACACCAGGACCTATCTCGGATTCAGCGATGGAACGGTCGGCTGGCTGATCAATCCATGCGTGCCGAATCCCGCGGCGTGCTCGGCGTACCGCTTCGGCGTCGGAGATAGCTATGTCGACTTGCCGCTGTGGCACGGTGGCTACCACGCGTCGGTCAAGAGCCTTCGGCATCTGAGCGTCACCGGCGCGCTGCTGAATAGCACCAACTACGTGACCATCGAATACAAGCTCGATCCTGCGGCGAGCTCTTGGACCGACTTTGGTAACCGCTTCGACTCGCACACGTACGAGATGGCGCCCATGCCGACGACCGCTTCGGCGGTGCTGGCGGCGTTCCGCGTTCACCTGGTCAACACTGCCGCCACAGCGTCACCGCTGGTCTCGGCTGTTTCCATAGGACACGCGCTGCGGCCCAAGCGTTTCATGCAGGTCGAGCTCACGATTCTGTGCTCGGATGGGCTGGTGCGGCGTGACGGTGTGCCGATGCGGATTGGGCGGCGGCAGATCAAAGACGTGGTCGACGCGGCGGTCGACACGCCGGGAGCGGTGCGCTGCACGCTGCCAGACGAGAGCGTGCACGACCTGTCATTTACGGACTACTCGATCGGGCAGAGCTTCGACGAGGTGGGGCGCCAGTGGCGTGGGAGTTTGACGGTCAAAGCAGTTCAGTGGGACACGGCATTGGTGGAGGTCTAAATGGCACGTACGAACGCGACAAATTTCAGCGGTGGGCTGCAGTTTCCGTACGCCACGGCAGGCACCGACCTGTTCAAGAAAGAAGACGTCCAGACCCTGGCGCTAGCCGTGGACGGGCACGATCACTCGACCGGCAAAGGTCTGCCGTTGGTGGCGGGTTCTATTCCGAGTGGCACGATCACCAGTGCCATGATCGCCAACGGTACGATCGTGGCAGCCGACATCGCCACGGGCACGATCACCTCGAACGAGATCGCCGACGGCACGATTGCCACGGCTGACCTGGCCAATGCGTCGGTCACCAACGCCAAGCTCGCCTCCGACACCGCGCGCGCCAACCAGCTGACCAATGGCGGGTTCGAGGTGTGGCAGCGGGGCAATGGGCCGTATACGGCAACTGGCGTCTACACGGCGGACCGTTGGCTCTTGACGCTGGTCGGGTCCGATACGTTGTCGGTGAGCAGGAATACGGCCAACGTGGATACGTCGCTTGGCAGTAACTACTGTGCGGCGTGCACCTTCACGCTGGGCTCGGGTGGGGGTGCGACCAGTCTGTCGCAGCCGTTGAAGACGGGGGACGCAAACCAACTCGCTAGCCGCCAGGTTTCTGCTTCAGTACGTGTGAGCACCGGCACCGCAAGCGCCGTGCGCATCGGCGTTCACGATGGCACCTCGTGGACCTATTCGTCGTTCCATACCGGCACCGGCACGTACCAAACCCTGACCGCGACTGCCACGATCGGTGGCGCGAGTACCGCCCAGGTTGGCGTGTTTTTTGCTGGTTCATGCACCGCCTATCTCGACAACGCCATGCTGGTGGTTGGCTCGCAGCCAGCCGACTACGCGCCGCTGCCTCCGGCAGACGACCTGGCGCGGTGCCTGCGTTATTACGAGATTGTCGGTGGGGCGGGTGGTAGCGACATCATGATTCGTGGTTGGGCCGGTGGCGCGGGTCAGAACATCGATCAGTCTTTTAGGTTCAGAGTGACAAAGCCAATCACTCCGACGATGACGAAAGTGGGAGGCTGGACCAATGCCAACACGAGCGGGCTCGCCATGCCTTCCTTTACTGCTGATGCAGTGAGAGTGGAAATCACGTCTACGACTACAGGCGATACATGGACGTTGAATTCGCCAGGAGGTAGCTGGCTTACTGCGGAGGCTAATCCGTAGATGAGTGTCAAAATCACCGACTTCGATACCTGGGCCTACGTTCACGAGGACGCCTACGGCGGCAGTCACGGCGGCACGCTCGATCCCGCCACGGTCACGTATAGCCACAACATGGACGGCTCTCCTAATCACAATTTTCTCACCGTGCCGTGTCCGTTCGAGAGCTGCGGCTCGGTGTCTACCTGGCCGGTGGGAGGTGGCGCCGACGCGGTGCTGGGCCAGCAAATGTTCGTCAACAAGACTGAGACCGAGGGTTGCGTGTGCGGTCAGATCGCCGCGGGACGGACCGACGGCGTGCCCGAGTCGCACGTCAGGCTCAACTGCAACCGCATGGATGGCCCCGGTCGTTGGCAGCTGGACGACGCGCCGGCGGTGCAGGTCCAAGCAACAGGGCGCGCAGCGCCCGAGCAGCAGGCGCAGCCCGTCCAGTTCCAGGCGGTGTACCAGGAGACTGACGGTCTGATCGTTGGGCTCGAGCCAGCCGGTGGCGTGGGCAACGACCTGAAAGTTGCCGTGTTCCACGACCAGGCGGAGTACGACAACCTGATGCGCTACGACCCTGCCTACGTGAGCGCCGACAAGCGGCACATTGTGGGCACGCCGCAGTGAGCGGTTCGCGCGTGGATCACATAATTTGGTCAGCGGCGGGTGGCGGTGAGCTGAATGTCGACGGAGCAATCTACAAGCTGTGGTCCGCCTACCGTGACGAGGGTAACTACCTGGGCGTGCCTCTCGCGCCAGAGACGCCTGTTTCAGACGACGAAGTCCAGCAACCGTTCAGCAGCGGCGCGGTCCTGGCGTGGAATCCACGCGATGGGGCGCGGCTTGTCTAACGTCACGGCGCTCTGGACGCCACCCACGAAGTGGGAGCCAGAGCCGTGGACCGAGCCCGACGACACGCAGGACCTGCTGTACGACCGCAACGAACCCGCGGTGCGGCAGACGGCATCGTGGACGTGCTCCTGCGCGTCTCTGGCCTGGGTGATGAACGCGCTCGGCGTCGAGTCCCCTACTGGCGGGAAGTGGGATGAGTGGGACGGCGTCAACGAGCTCAGACGACTGTGCGGCTACTCGGCGGTCAGTCCCGACTATGGGCTGGCGTACGCCAGTGGCGTCGATCTGGAAACGGTGTACGCCGAGTACGGCTACACGGTCGACCGCCGGGTGGTGGCCTGGTCCGACCTGGCGTATCTGTGCGAGCTCGGCATCGGCCAGCTTGGAGGCGCACGGCTCTATCACTGGATGGGCGTACGCGGCTACGACGGGCGTCAGTTCAATCTGGCGAACCCCGCTTTTTCCTGGAAGGGAATAGGCGACGATCTGGACGCGGCTGAATGGAATGCCTGGGGGCAATGGAACGCGGTCATGGTCGTCGGCGTGCAGTAAGGGGAAGGCATGAGCACACTTGCGATCGTCTTGATTGTTCTGCTGGTGCTGCTGCTGGCCGGCGGCTATTGGGGCCACGGCAGCTACGGTGGCAACGCGTACTACGCGCCGGGCCTGGGGTTG